TAAATGCTGCAATTGCTGCGTCATGTGCTTTCTTTTCAGCATCAGACATTGCTTCTTTTTTCATAAGTCTGTTTGTAGCTCTATCGATACCACGTACTCTCATTGAAGCTTTTCTTTCAGGACTTTTCATATAGTCTTGATCCGGACCGCCTAAACGACTTATTGCATCTTTATTACCTTGATCTTGTCCTTTATGATACATATCCCTTGCAGCCTTACCCATATAACTCTTTGCTAGATTTTTAGATATTTCTTTTACAGTAGCTTCATTTTGTTTTCTAAGAACTGCTGCAACCTGAGGATGCTTATGTATATCAGTAGAAAGTTTATTCATAGCTTTAACAGCTCCAGTCATATTTCCTTTTTTGTATCGAGGATCAGATGCAATACCGATTGCCTGTTTAATGTGTTTTTTACTATGAATTCTTTCGCCTGTTGAGTAATGATAATCATCAGCTTCACCAAATGATTCTTTTTTCTTTTTACCTTTACCACTAAGATCTGAATCAGCACCGTAATAAGTACCTTTACCTTTACCAATGTAAGAATTAACTCTTGCCATTGCCCACTGCTGAGGTGTGGTTCCTGGTCTGTGACCGGTTTTCCAAGCTGCCATTCCTCTGTTATATACTTTCTTTAAAGTACCATAAGATATGCCAGACTTTGCCGATTTTTTCTTGAGTCCTTCATTCTCGAATAACTCTTCATGGGTTGAAAATTTAAGCATTAGCTTTACTCCTGTTTTTAATTTTTCTAACTTTAGCTCGATCTAACATTCTAGCATGTTTTATCTTATCAACTATTTTTTCTCTTTCAATTTTTTTCTTGGTCATGGCCACTGCATCTTCACCATACATTTTTCTATATTTAATAGTATGTTTACTTAGTTTAGTTTTAGCAGTTGCATCGCCGGGGGCTTTCTTATATGCAGCTGGATTATCATCAGCCATCTTTGCATGTTTTTTAAAATGCGAAAGTCTTTTACTTTTAGTAGATTTAGAAAGATTTTTATAGTAAGGCGCTGGTTGAGTGCCAGGAGCTTTTTTCACATCTGGATCTTGCTTTACCTTTTTCTTTGCTTCTTCTTTTTCTACTAATTGAATATCGGTTAACCATTTTCTATAAGTCTTTCCATTAGATTCTACAATGACATAATTACTTCCAAGACTGGTAACAATAGCGAGTTCGTCACTGCCCACGAAAGCAACACTGTCATTAATATCAAACAGATTTCCTTTAACATATGCCTCTCTTTCTTCAGAGACTGGAGTAAAGTGTAATGTATTCTTATATTCTTTTTGTTCTTTTAATCCCATTCCACGACGTACTTCATTATATACTTTCTTAGCTTCATTATTCGAAACACTTTTAGGTAACCCTTGTGAGAATTGTGTAAAGTCTCCTTTACTTGCCAAACTTCTCATCTTAGATGCCGACATACCTGATATGCCATCTGCATCTGGATCACGGTCTCCAGCTGAAATTACATTTATTTTGTTAAACTTATAAAGTCCGTGTCTTCCTTTTACACCATTGTATTTTTCTAATAACTTTTTAAATTCATTAATCCTGTCTGAACCAACAACCATATTGATATTCTTATATCCTTCTGAATATAATTTAGTTGCTGCATCAAATACATTCTTAACTTTCTTATCAAGCATTACGCTTCTGGCGTGCTTTGGAAAAAATTTACGGACCGTCTTAATTTTATAGTTGTAGTTCAAAGGGTTTTTCTTGTTATCTGTAGATTGAGATAGATACACTCTATATGGGTTACTACCTGATTTTTTAGATAACTCATTCATTAACTTTTCATGGCCTGATGTAGGTGGATTCATACGTCCAAAAGTAAAGTATACAGTTTTGTCTTCTTCAATAAGAAATGATCTAAACGAATTTATCATTAACCTTTTTTCCTCTGTACTTCTTTCTTACGAACGTCTTTAAACATTCTCTTAGCTAGTCTTTTTATTCTTTGTTGAAGTGCCGGCTTTTCTAATCTCTTTTCAATTTCTTTCTTCCTAGCAAATGTCAATTCGCCTTTAGGTATACCACGTGTAAGCTTCTTTGCAATTTGTGCACGGGCTTGTCGATTTGATCTTTTTTCAAGAGTCTTTTTATTAGCCATCTTTCTCATAGCTCTTTGACGACCAATTTTAATTCTTGTCTTTAAACGCTTCATAAGTCTTGAGCGTTTCATTCTTTGTTGCAGGCTTAACGCTTCATCTACATCATTTGGCATCTCATCTGGCCATGTAGCTTCGTCAACTGATTCTTCTTTCATTAAACCGTTTAAGCTTTCTCTAGGATACATTTTAAATACTTTAGAACGAGCTTTGTCAATATACTTTTTCTTATTACGTTCATAATCACCAGGATTTTTTGCTAGTGTTCTAGCGTGTTTAGTTATGTCAGATGGTTTAGTAGGTTTAAGAACTGAAGGAGAAGAAGCTTCGCTTTTAGCTTTTTTCTTTTTCAAATTAGCTGGATGCATTGGGTGTTTAATACCATAAGGAGATTTTGGATTAGGATCTGCTTTTTTTGGTCTACCTTTTAAATCATTAGGATCGACTATTGCTTCTTTTTTAACAATTTCTTTGTCAGTTCGTACCATACGTATGCCGACTTTACCGTCAGGTTTGATATATTTTTCTGGTTTTCTATCTGCTGATTGTACGCTCTCATTTCCGTGATATTGCTTCTTACGTTTCTGAGCGTAGTATTTGACTTCATCTGGTTCGCCTGGCTTATAATCTACAGACGTCATATGTTTAAAATCTAATGGTGCCATTAGTTCCTCCCCGGCTTGTCCCATCCTTTTATAATTTCTGGTGAAAAGTTGGCATATGAAAATTCCATACGATCAACTATTTTCACTGCATCACCACCAAGTTTGTCAATGGCCACATACCCTTCTTGACCCGTTACCTTATACCCATCGCGAGTCTTAAGAAACGTTTGCGCGCCATTTAACTTATTAAGTATATTTATAATTTTTAATTTTGCTAGAACTATAGATTTCTGTAATTCAAACATCATTTCCAAACTTATTTTATTTTGTGGTGAAAAGAATTTAAGTATATCGTTTAATTTTTGTACTTGAGCTGATTTACCTTTTTCGCTCTTTCTACTATCTATCTCTTTTTGAAACTTCAATTTTATGTGTGATATTAACTTCGTAACGTGGGATCTGGTGTTACCAATGACTTCACCTTTTCGTACAAATGTATTATTAAACGTTTCAATAAGTTGAGCAAGCTTTTCATTATTTTCGAGAGTACGTAAGGTAGTACTAGAAATTTTATTAAAAATTTTGCCAGCATTGCTAAGATGTGCATTGACTTCCTCCGTATCTTTTTTAGTCATAGTAAATTGAGTCATATCTCTAAGCATTGCATCTTGTGACCAAACATTTTTAGTATTCTTAAACTTTGTAGTATCTACACCGTATGATGCTTTCATAGTTTCAAATGTTTTACCTGTATACGTAGTATGCCATACTATACCAATCTTTGCAGCCTTAACTTTTTTAGCAGCTTCAGTTCCTGCAGGTACTGCATATACTATTGTATTTGGATGAAAGGTAACATAAGGTTTACCTTTTAACTTTTTAGTTTTTACCTCACTCGAATCAAATAAGAAGTCACCTTGTACTACACCTCTAATGCCGAGTTCAGGTAAATACTTTAATGCGGCTTTGAGTTTAGCATTAAGATCACCACCAGTATCGTCGTCAACATCAGAATTAGTTTTGTATACCTTTGGAGATTTGTTGAATATCCCTTTCTTAGCAACAAAAAATTTACCGTCACGAGGATCAGTACCAGCGAAAACTGCGGGGGCACCGTCCCACTTAACACTAACGTTTCCATCTTTAACTCCTGCTAACATGTCTCTCAATGAACGTAACGCAAGTATAGCTTGCCTTGTTCCATCAACACCGCCGTATAGAACCTTGTCCTCGATGTGAGTCATGTGTGTATTCTTTTGTTCTGATATATATTCTTTAAAATTAATCATTGATAAACCTTTGCGTATATTGATGATTCTTCAAGTGTTGATCCTGCATAATTTACCATGTCAGTTATAACTAAATCTGCTTTACCATTCTTGCTATTCATAACTAATGGATGTAATACGTATATGCCGGCAATCTTACTGTGTATATCGCCTGCACTCTTTGTTATAAAACCATTCATCCATTCTTCTTTAGTTACTTGTGGATGTATCTTCTTAACCATATTGTATAGTGGCATTGCAAATTTTGATTTCTCACCTTTTTGTTTTAGATCATTCGCTTGTGTTTTTAAATCTTGATTAGTTGGAAGTCTTATGTTCATTCTTTTCTTCAATGAATCAGATATCTGACCATAACCGCCTCCTCCACCACGAGCAGTCTTCAACTCAAGTTCAAAAGTAAGAGCTGCAAAATGAGCTTTATTACGTATCGCTGCTTTTCCGCCATTGAATTCTACATTTGAACTTTTACTTCTCCAGATATCTCCACCTTTACGTTTAAACACAGCCATTGAGCTACCGCTAATAAACTTGTACTTATAACGGCTCGCATCTTTATTTTTAATTTCAAGCTTTAACTGGTTTTCTGTAACTACTTTCTTTAATGATATTCCTACTAATTTTCTTGAATTAAATAATTCTATAAGTTTTAAATTTAATTCTTGTATAGATGTGTTTGGCAACTTTGAAGCTATAGACTTATCTGTGGTAGCCCATATATCACCTGGGTTCCACTTATCATGTTCAATTTTTGAAAGTCCTGAATTGTTAACTGTAACATCTTTTACTTTATATATGTCTTTCATTGTACTATCATTACGATGAAACGTCATCTTATTATTAATCAGCTTATCTTTAACTAATCTTTTTGCAGTCCAATAACCTGAGTAATGCCATGATGCATCAAGTTCCATGACTTGTTCAAATGTAGCACCTACTACAGAAGTTGCATTATAAGCTTTTTCAAGATCTGATGGCTGTATAGACTCAAATGATGCACGAGTATTGTTTACCATGTGTTCACAATAAACGCATTGCATAATTTCAGCTCTAGCAGTTTGTGCGTCTCCGCCACCACGCCCACCGCTGTCTCCGCCAAACACTTTAGACTTACCTATTTCGTTTGATTTTATAGTTCCTTTGTTAGTTTCTAGATCTTGAGTTTTCTTTTCTTTTTCTAATCTATCTACTGCTGCTCTGTTTTCCGGCGTGTTCTTAACTACAACTTCAGTTCCATCAACTTTAGGCATCGCTTCGCCAGACTTCATCAATAATCTTAATACGTTTATACGAAGCTGTTTAGTATTAGAGTTAGGCTTAGCCCATTCACCCGGAGGCATAGCTGACAATTTCATACGCTCCTCCAAGTATCTCATATATGATTTAAATTTTAACATGATTCTATTTATAATAGTTTACAACTTAAAAA